CAGGAGGCCTATGAGTTCTGCCGGCAGCGGGCCCGCGAGGGTGTGGTGGCGATCAAGGGCAGCAGCACCAGGGCGGCACCGGCGATCGGCAAGGGCACAAAGCAGGACGTGAACGCCAAGGGCCGCACGGTTAAAGGCGGCGTCACGCTGTACATGGTCGGCACCGACACCCTCAAGCGCACGATCTACGCCCGCCTGAAGATCCCAAAGCCCGGCCCGGGGTACGTTCACTTCGGCCAGAACGCCACCGATGAATACCTGGAGGGCCTGACTTGCGAGCGGTTGGTCCCTCGCACGGTGAAAGGATTCCAGGTGCTGGAATGGCAAAAGCCCAGTGGCGCCCGCAATGAACCGCTCGACTTGACGGTTTACTGCCTGGCAGCACTGGAGCTGGTCAAGCGCCGATACAACCGGGCAACGATGTGGGATCAACTGGCCGGCCAATCCACCGGCAAACCAAAGCCCGCCCAGCCACGGCCGGCCGCACCGGCAACGCCATCATTCCTGACGAGTTGGTGACTCAGGCTTTATAGCCTGAACCATGAGCACCATCCCCGCCACAATCAGGGCCGGCGATACGACGGTTTGGCGTGACCCTGCGGCGTCGGATGCGATTGGCAACACGATCGATAGCAGCTGGACACTGACCTACTTCCTGCGCAATGCAGCTGGCGGTGGCCTGACGATTGTCGGTAGCGCTTATGGCACCGGCTGGCAGAACACGATCAGCGCCACGGCATCAGCTGGCCTGGCCGTTGGAACTTGGTTTTTTCAGGCCCGGGCCACCAAGGCAAGCGAAGCCCATACCCTCTGGAGCGGCCAGACCCAGGTGCTGGCGGCACTCAACTACACCGGCACCCCTGCCGCCTATGACGGCCGCAGCCAGGCAAGCCAAGACTTAGACGCGGTGCAGGCCGCCATCCGGGCGCTGATCAGTGGCGGGTCGGTCAAAAAATACACGATTGGTTCGCGGTCACTGGAGAAATTCACCCTGGCCGAACTGATCGAAAGGGAGAACCTGCTCAAGGCTCAGGTGGCAAAGGAGCAGGCAGCAGAGCGGATCGCAAACGGCCTGGGTGATCCCCGCAATCTGTTCGTGAGGTTTGGCTGATGGCTTTCGGACTTGGCTTTTCAATCCGCGACCGACTCGGGCTGCGCCGGCCTGCAGCTCCCCAGCCCCCAAGGCGCCAGCGTGCCTATGCCGGTGCAACCGTTTCACGGCTGACATCCGATTGGGTGAGCGGCAGCACCAGCGCCGACAGCGAGATCAAGGGCAGCATCAGCCGGCTGCGCAATCGAGCCCGCCAGTTGGTGCGCGACAACGACTTTGCCAAGCGCGCCAAGTCGCTGATCACCAACAACACGGTGGGGACGGGTATCCGCCTGCAGATGCAGGTCAAGATGCAGAGGGGTTCTGGCCGCCTAGACCAGGCAGTCAACAGCGCCATTGAAGCCGCTTGGGAGAAGTGGACCAGGCGGCAAACCTGCGACGTGGCGGGCCGGCTAAGCCTGCATGAGATTGAGCGCATGAGCGTTGGCGCCATGTGCGAATCGGGGGAGATCCTGATTCGTCTGGTGCCCCAGGCCTTTGGCGGTGGCCGGGTGCCTTTGGCGCTGCAGATCTTTGAAAGCGACCAGCTAGATGACAGCTACAGCGGCGCAAGTACAGCGCCTGGTAACGAGTGGCGCATGGGCGTTGAGGTTGACCGCTGGGGGCGGCCGGTCCAGTACGCGTTCCTGAATACCCACCCCGGCGATTCATCCTTTGGCCATGCCCCTGGGGCCCGCCATTTAATGGTGCCTGCCAGCGAGGTGCTGCATCTGTTCGTGGCGGATCGGCCCCTGCAGACCCGTGGGGTGAGCTGGTTTGCTGCCGGCATCCAGCGGCTTCACCACCTGGCCGGCTACGAGCAAGCCGCCCTTGTGCGGGCCCGGGCAGCCTCTGCGCTGATGGGTTTCATTACCAGCCCCGATGGCGCGGGCGAAACCTATGGCGAAGATGTGGTGGATGGCGAGCGGGTCACCACCTTTGAGCCAGGGATGTTTAAGACCCTGTTCCCCGGCCAGTCGGTGACGGTGCCGCAGATCAATGCACCGGACGGTCAGCTTGAGCCTTTCGTGCGCGGGATGCTGCGGGCCTTTGCCAGTGGCGTCAATGTGAACTATGCCGCCATCAGCGGGGATTACAGCCAGAGCAACTACTCCAGCAGCCGGCTGGCCCAGATTGAGGACCGGGACGCCTGGCGGGTGCTGCAGCAGTACCTGATCGACAACCTGCTAACGCCGGTCTTTGAGCGCTGGCTGGAAGCAGCCGTGCTGAGCGGTGCGCTGAACATCCCCGGCTATGAGCTGGCGCCCGATCGCTTCTGCGCTTGCCGGTGGATGGCACGGGGCTGGGCCTACATCGACCCGCTCAAGGATGCAGAGGCTGACAAGCTGGCGATCCGGTGCGGCACTAAGACCCAGGCCCAGGTGGTTGCCGAGCAAGGCGGCGACCTTGAAGAGCTGCTGCTGGCCCGCAAAGCAGAGGTGGATCGGGCCATGGAGCTGGAGCTCCAGTTCGACACCAACCCTGCCGACGATCAAGACGGCGGCTACATCGAGCCAATGGACCCGGCCACCGAGTCAACAGAGGACACCGCTGAGGGTGAAACAACCGGAGTTCCTAGTCTGAGCCAAGATGGAGAAGGTGATGGAACTGATGCGTGACCTAGAGGGTCAGACGCACCGCCGGGCGGCATCGCTTGATGGCCTTGCGATCAGCGGCGAAGACCGCACGATGGAGTTCAGCTTCTCCAGCGAGTTCCCCGTCCAGCGCTACTTCGGCAATGAGGTGCTCAGCCACGACCGCAGCGCCGTTGACCTGAGCCGCCTACAAGATGGCGCGCCGCTGCTCTTCAATCACGACCCAAACCGCCCAATTGGCGTGGTTGAGCGTGCCTGGGTGGATAGCGAGAAAAAGCGCGGCATGGTGTCGGTCAAATTCAGCCGCAACTCGTTTGCGCAAGAAATAATGACCGACGTGCTTGACGGCGTGATGCGCAACGTATCCGTGGGCTATGCAATCAATAGCCTGGAAGAACGCGGCAGCAATTTTGTTGCCACCTCGTGGCAACCGTACGAGGTCTCAATCACCCCGTGCGCTGCAGATCCCACCATTGGAATCGGGCGAACGCTCGAAACCGATGGCGCGGCCCCAGCCGCAAAACCGACCCCTGACCCTTCCCCTGCAACCATGGAAGACACCAACCTCAACATCGAGGCGGTGCGGGCCGAAGCGGCTGCCACAGCCGCCCAAGCCGAACGCACCCGCATTGCCACAATCAACGCCCTGACCGAGCGCCACGGCATGAAAGATCTGGGCACCACCCTGATCGAAAACGGCCGCAGCATCGACGACGCCCGTGCCGCTGTTCTTGAGAAGCTGTCCGCTAAGCCGATCGAAACCGTGGCACCCATCGAGATGGCCGCCCAAGAGCGTGCCGGGTACAGCATCACCGCTGGTATTCGCGCCATGCTGACCGGCGACTGGTCCAGCCGCGATGCCGGTCTGGTGCGTGACCTCTCCCGCGAGGTGGAGAAGTCCGGCGTTTCCAAGACCACCGAGCGGAGCTTTTTTGTTCCCTTCTCGGCTCTGTCTAAGCGTGCCACCTATGTGACCTCCGGCGCTACGACCGGCGGCAACTTGGTTGCCACTGACTTGATGGATCAAGACTTCATCGAGTTCCTGCGCAACAACGGTGTAATGCTCCAGCTGGGCGTGCGCACCATGCCTGGCCTGGTTGGCAACGTGGCGATTCCCCGCCGCTCTGGTGTTGCTTCGACCTACTACCTCAGCAGCCAGACCACCGCGATCACTCAGTCGGAATCGACTTTCGACCAGGTGACCCTGGCGCCCAAGAACCTGGCCGCCCTATCTAAGTACAGCCGCCAAACCCTCCTGCAGGGCACTCCTGGGATTGAGGAGCTGGTGCGCCGTGACCTGACCGATGGCATCAACCTGGCCATCGACCTGGGCATCATGAACGGCTCTGGCTCCAGCGGCCAGCCCACCGGCATCATGCAAACCTCCGGCATCGGCTCGGTGGCCATGGGCACCAACGGCGGCGCTGTCACCCTTGAAAAGGTGGTGGATCTGGAAGCTGCTGTGATGACCGTCAACGGCGCCGTCAACGCCGGCAACGTGGCCTATCTCACCAACTACAAGGTGTTGGCAGCCCTCAAGAAGCTGCGTTCTGGTGGCTCTACCACTGGCGATGGCCCCTTCCTGTTCAACACCGACGGCGCCAGCCTCGGCCGTGGCCCCACCCCCGGCACGTTGAACGGCTACCCCCTGGCCCCCACCAACCAGGTGCCCAGCAACCTGACCAAGGGCTCTAGCTCTGGCGTCTGCTCAGCTCTGCTGATGGGCGACTTCAGCCAGGCCATCGTTGGCTTCTGGGGCAACGGCCTTGAGATCACCGTGGGCGAGGACCAGGACGACTTCAGCAAGGCTCTGACCAGCGTTCGTGGCATCGTCACCTATGACGTGGCCGTGCGCGATCCTAAGAGCTTCGCCGCCATCTTGGACATCACCACCTGATAGGAGCAGGGGCGGGCAACCGCCCCTTTTTTTCTTATGAAAGTTTTGATCCAAACCGACTGCGCCGTTCGGGGTGAATACCTTGAGGCCGGCAATGTTTATGAACTGGACAGCAACGTAGCTGCCGAGCTGCTGCGCATTGGCAGGGCTATTGAAGCGCCTGCTGAAGAGCCCAAGCCAAAGCCCACCCGCAACGTAAAGCCGGACGCCGCAGCTACCATTAAATAACGATTGGAGTCCGACCAATGGCGCTAGGTGACATCGCTGTTTTTGATGTTCAGAGCCTGACGACTCTGAGCGCAGCTGGAGTAACCAGCAGCATCGAGCTTTACGCGCATTCAGTCACTTTCCAAGTGACGGTCAGCAGCATTGGAACCAATGTTGTTATCAGGTTTGAAGCCAGCCTTGATGACACCAGCTACTTTAACCTTGACCAGTCTGGGACTGATACCACAATCACCGCCAACGGCACTTATGGCTTTGCGCTCAGCGGGTGCCCTGTGCGATACATCCGGCTGCGCCTTGTGAGCCTGAGCGGTGGCACGCCTAGCGTGGCCTGTAAAGCAGGAGCGCTTTAAGTCATGGCGCGCAACCTAACCACCGGATTGCAGCGGAGTCTAAAGCGCAGTTTGCGCCCTGGACTTGTTGGCGGTGATTTGTTTACGACCGCTGCGCTTGATCTGAATTTTGCGCGCTACAAAACCCTGGGCCCCAGGATCACCTTCACCCGCGCCAGCTCCGGCACTTACGTCGGGGCTGATGGGTTGATTAAGACGGCAACCACCAACGAGGCACGGTTCGACCACAACCCGACCACGGGTGAAAGCCTTGGATTGTTGGTGGAGGAGCCTAGAACAAACCTGATACCGCAAAGCGAAGACTTTAGTGCTTGGACTCAAACTGGTGCTTCAATTACTGTTAATACTGCAACAGCTCCTGACGGAACGACAACGGCTGATTTGTGGACAAACACTACCACCCCTGGCATTGTACATCAGCTTTTTACGAAAGATGCTGTTGCTCGAACATACACAGGCAGCCTTTGGGTAAAGCCCCTTACCGGAAGTGGGCTCGTGAGCTTTTCTCTTAGCATTGACGATGGAGGTAGCGTAAACAGAGGCAGATCAACATTTAATTTACTGACAGGGGTTGCAGGCACTCCCGTTAACGACGGGAATTTTTCTAATACTACAAGCAC